CATATCCGATCTAAGCTATCTCTAAAGCTCTCTAATCTATTTAAGTTAAACCTATACCGTATGCTATCCAACGCGTAAACCTGTTAGGCGTTAAAATACGCGGCTTCTCGACGGTTTCACAATCTTAAAAAACTGCCCAAAAACTACCCGAAAAAAATTGGTGTATAAAAGGTCATAAGACTTTTGATGTTTTTCAGCGTAAAAATTAATTTACTTGGAAGTGTTGTACTCTGTTTTAAAATAGTGTTATGATCCTGCCAATGGCGAGAAAACGAGAAATTAAACTGTAAATAAGAATCATTATCATTAACCAAAAGGAATACAGACAATGCAAAATTTTAAAGCCTTAATTAAATTGGAAGCGATGTTTAAAAACTTATCAGCCTTACGAGATACCCAAGATTATTATATTGAAACTACCGATGATTGCGATGATGTTATGGATGCAATTATGACAAGGGATGAATTGAACGCTTGTTTACTTGAAATTAAAGAAATAAAAACCTTAATATTTGTGGAGAAATAGACAATGGAAACTATCACCGTTACAGATTGGACTGGCGAAAATATACTCACTAGAGAAGAGTTCCACGCACGTTGGGTGGATGCTAGATTCACCGATGTTAAACGCATGGCAGTCTTTGCAAAAGATTTTGATCAAGCAGTATGTGAAGAGATTGACCAGTTGGAAGCGCGCTTGAATGAGATCAAAAATAAGCTAGTGGACGATAGCTTTAATAATTCACTGTAAGTAAGTTTATCAAGCCTATCTAATTGGGTAGGCTTTATTAAATTAACTTTTAAAATAGGTAAATGATTATGAAAGCTATCAAACTGAAAGACGTGAAATTGGGCGACTATGTACGCCGTAAGCCTGACTCATTAAAAACATTCACTCGCGGTGGTTACATACGCGATTTAAACTGGAACACTGGCAAGCCTTACAACCAATATGCGCTTGAAGATACGGACGACATTTGTCGCGAGATATATCTGAAAGGTTCGACCGTTGTCTATATTGATTTTGAATTTTAAAAGGGGAATTGAATAATGATTACATTAACAGACATACAAACAACCACGCTGATCAATTCAACGGCCAAACAATGGTGCATTGATAACCTAGAGTACTTGAACAAACCAATGCGCTTTTTTGGTAGCAGTCTTAAGGTTGAGAAAGGTGCGGATAAATACGACACTTACGTCATGTATTTACAACCTGCGGATAAGGTAGCCACGGAAACACTATGTAGCTTTGCAGATTTGGCAGGTTGTAAATCTCCATGCCTGATTTCTAGCGGTCAATTGGGAATGAGTGTCGGACAGAACGCCGCCACGAAAAGGACTGTATTAATGCTTCTAAGGCCATTAAGCTTTAGAGCTACCCTACTAGCTGAAATAGACAAGGCGGAGCGTAAGGCGTTAAAAACGGGCATCCCTGCACTATTTAGACTGAATGGCACTAGTGATATAGATTTTTCTGATATCATGGTACAGCGTCCCGACTCTATGTTTTATGACTATAGCAAAGTCCTAAGTAGGGTACGCAAAAACACACTGCCAAACTTTGATCTTACATTTTCGGGTAGTATGTTTAGCACTCAAAGCAAAGCGGCGTTACGCAAAGCGGTAAGCGCAAAGTATCGAATAGCGATGGCGTACAATACCAAAGGTTTAGCGGATGATGGGCTACAGATTAACCACAGTCTTAAATCATTCGACACTACAGACCTGCGCCACTTAGACGGCAACGTGGTCGGAACATTGACGCGCAAAGGTAGCAACAAAAAGGAAAGGGCTAGAGATAATTTGCAGAGTGAATCGTTTTTTGTTACACTCTCAAACGTGCTAGAATTCAATGACATAATAGCAATAGGAGGATGATATGATTATTTTTGAGGGTGATTTTGTACGACTATGGCATAATTTCAACGGTTCCAACTACGCATGGTTGCGCGTAGTGAGGATAGAACCCTATGATCTGTGCGTATTGTCTAACGGTGCTACGGTCTGCGCGTCCGACCAGTATATATCAGAAGTTAAATCAGCGTTTGAGGTGAGGGCATGAAAGAATACAACGGACATAGAAGTTACAACGCTTGGAACGTAGCATTATGGTTACACAATGATGAAGATTTATATAATCTTTTTAACTGGATGCCTGAACACTTCTCTTTGAATAAGGCTGTCAGCACGTTGTTAGCCGCGTTACCTGCAAAGACACCAGACGGTGCAGTATATAACCGACTCAGCGTTAAACTAGCCATACAAGATGAATTTGAAGACAGGTTAGTCAGATTTAATGAACTATATTGTATGGAGGTGACGGCATGAATACATCTATGGAAAAGGCACTAGAAGCAATACACTTTTTGAACTGGGAGGGTGTAGTGGTTGATTTAGAGAAAGGTTTAGCGATATGTCGAAGACCGCATGACCCTTTGAGAGATGTGCCGTTGGATAAATCCTACAGTACTAATAGATTATTGCTAGGAGAAGATGGCAATTACTATCTAGTATCAGGTGTTTATGATATGACACTGGCAGGGGCGCAGGAAAGTTATCTTGAAAGGTTCTTATCATAATGGTACAATGTAGCTGTGGCTGTAATGCTACTATAAAAGATCGGGGCGTATATGTGTGCGCTCCGTGTTGGATTAAATTAAACTGGAGATTGAAATGAAGACTTTGATAAACGCAGTAGAGGAATGGATTGACTTACGAATTTTTGCTAACAACAAAAACGCAATCTTTGAAGCGAAGTTTAACGAGATGGAGAAGATACATATCCGCGATGCCAACAGAATCGCAGAGTTAGAGAGGCGTGTTATGATTTTGGATGGAGATAATACTTTCGACGCGGAACGCGCCACTACTATTGAGAGTAGACTCGACGATCTTGAATGTATCATGGAGGAAAAAACAGACAGCCATGAGGTTGAGGATATAATTCAAAATGCAGTGGGCGATTTAGACCTGCCAGATTCATATGCAATCGAAGTTATGATAGATGATGCACTTGAAACCAAGGTCATGGATGCAGTCAAGGCTGAGCTAGATGCAACAGACTTTAAAATAACAGTGGAGCGATAAGATATGAAAGGCATCATAGATACAACCAAACCCATCAATCGTTACAAGGTTCTTATGTCTGAGTTGAATGGTTACTACATAACTATACCGGCTGAGACACCTGAACAGGCGATGGAGTACGGTAACAACCCTGTTACTCGTAAACATTATACACCAAGTATGTCAGAGATCACGGTGGTTGAAACCGCTGTGGTATCTGCCGAACTAATCGAAAAGGAGAAGGACAATGGATGAAGAACTACAGTTGATTGAAACGCTGTGTAAACAGTATGGAATTGAGGACGATAAAACTATTGTTGAGGAGGGCGACTATGCCTTGGAGGTGCATGACCTATAGAGTCTATGTAGTTCTTTATAGTTTATTATAGAAGATGTTCTTGTTTTCTTTCTTCTTATCTTTTAAACTATATAGTTGAGTATAGCACAGATCGCTTTGAAAGTCAAGCACTCATTGAGGTGTTGACAACAGAAGAGATTTGTGGTACAATCTTTTAAATAAATTATAACAGGTATAAGGAAAAGAAAATGAATACTGTTCAATCAATGTTTAACAACAACAAATCGATTCAAGCGTTAAGAGATCAAGGCTATGGGTCAGCAGACTTTGAGGTTGCTGTTGCGCCCTTAAAATATACTGTTGATGAGCAAGGCTATGAAGGCACAGCACCGCAGAGATGTTACAGTAGTTCCAAGTCTGTTATCTATCGCACTGATACAGGCGAGGAGTTAGGTGTTGCAGGTCATGGCAGGACAGCACCGCAACCTAGAAAATTAGTTGATAACCTTCGGAATGTTTTGGAGCGTTCACCTATTGATACTACAGGTATTAAAGAAAGTATACAGACAAGTCACAACGGTTCTAGAATTGCAATTCAAACCACACTACCTGCTTATACTTTTGACACACCCGATGGAGATACGGCATCGCTAAGTTTACTTTGTATATCTTCTTATGATGGATCATGGTTACATATGATGAGTGCCGCCGCGACCCAGTATGCTTGTACTAATCTTCAGGTCTTTGTTGGTGGTGAGGTAGCGGTCTATAAGTCTAAGCACACTAGGTCTTTAGACATTGAGATGGGCGGTCGTATAATTAATAAAGCGTTGGATGTTTTCCACAATGAAAGAGAGCTATGGTTGCAGTGGAATCAAACACAAGTCAGAGACATGGAAGCTTTAAAGTTCTTTGCAGATGCACTGGATGTTAAGTTAGAGACAGGTTTTACTTTATTAGACCCTGCCACTGTACTGTCTAGCCTTCCAAGACGTAACGAAAACCTAAACTACATGTGGAATGTATACTCCAGTGTATATAAGAAAAGGCTAGGCTCTAACTACTGGGCTGTGTACAATGCTATGACTGATTGGTCAACACACTTTGGTGCTGTTAGAAAATCAAGCGCGCAGAACATAGCGGCTATACAACACGACAGACAGCAGACTGTACGTAAAGCTGTACGATCTAATTCATTTTTAATGAAGGCGGCATAACATGACACTACAGTTAGGAGAGTACTACTTGAGTTTGGGCTTACGCAATGGCGTAGGCTTAGACTTAGAGTTCACAGACAGTAGACCAGTGTGGGTTACTAGCTCACTAGATGACTCACTAAATGCGGCGAGCTTTGAAGGCACAGTGTTGCTCGTACCGTTTATTGTTATTACGTTCGGTAAGATATACATGGAGGGCAGTGATGAGTAACGCAACACATGGCGGCAAAGGAGATAGACAACGCAAAGTAAATGCGGAGAAGTATAGTTCTAACTTTGATGCTATATTTAAAACTAAATTTAAGGAGTTAATAGATGCTAAAAAGAATGACAAGCGTTCTCAGCGAGACAGCCCTATCAATACTGAACGTGATAAGGACTAGAGTTATTGAGCAGTACCCTGCGCCGGTGGCAGGTGTAAGAGTTATAAGGTTCATGGTGATCTGTTCAATAGTATATGTATGTATATTTTGTTTTGTTTTACTACAGAGAGGTGGTGTATGATACACGAAATAATTTTACTGTTTGTAAGTACATTAACATTAGCAGTTGCAGTTAAGTTGCTATACATTTCAGAGCTTATGATAGACGAGGAGAAGAAGTAATGTTTGCAGAGAGTATCTCAGGTAGCCCTAGCCCTGCCGCAATTGCAACAGCTAGAGCCGCGACAGATGTAGTCGATGGTAAGATACCTTTAAGCAGGGCGTGTGCTATGTATAATGTTAGAGAGCAGACCGTCATACAGTTTATCATTGACAGCACTGAGTACGACACATTGATGAGGAGGAAAGGAGATGAGCTTTGATCCGCGTGACCCCGATGAAATTAAAGGGTTGATACTAGCCCTTATATTACTTGCTATCGCTGTTGGTTCAGTGATAAATTCTTTTAATTAAAAGTGTTGACAACAATTAACAATCGTGGTATACTCCACGCTCAATTTTAAAACCACAAGAGGAAAGTAACATGGCTATACTAGAAGGCTCAGCATACTGGGCGGCAGTGACTACACCTAACACGACCTTTGAACCTACGTACTCAGTCAACCTAGTTGTTGATGAAGCGACTGCGGCAGACTTCAAGGCTCGTGGATTTAACATCAAGCAGATGGAAGAAGGCCCATCAATCTTGATTAAGCGTAAGGTCGAAGGGCCAAACGGAATGGTGCGACAAGCTCCTAAGCTGATCGACCAGTTCAAGAAGCCCTTAGACGCTCGTGTAGGTAACGGCTCTACCGTGAAGGTACAGTACAACGAGTGGGAAACCACTAACAAGTATGGAAGTTTTAAAGGCTTAGACTTCCAAGCTATGCAGGTTCTTAATCTCGTAGAGGTAGGGACTCCTGATGGCGAGGAGCTTGGCATGACCACCGAAGAGTACACAATGGAGGATGAATTATAATGGCGATAGTAACAGTAGACGATGTTAAGTATGAGTCAGACCTGATCTCAGTTGAGGGACGGTCTATACTGGCTCACTTAATGGAGGCAGACAAGAGTTTGAGAGAAGCTTCAATGACTGTGGGTTTGATGCAAGCCGCGACAGTCGCACTGATGACTGATCTTAAATCAAACCACCTCACGGATGAGGCACTAGCAACAGAGGAAGTTGAAGCAACTGAGGAGTAAGGCGAATGCCTTTTGTACTGCATAAGCAACCATGTACTTTATGCGGAGGGAGCGACCCAGTATCGGTTAACGATAACGGTACTGGGTGGTGCTTCACTTGCGTTAAAGCAATACCAAACTACAGCACATCGGAAGTGCAACTAACTGATACCGTAACGGACTTTGGAGTGTATCAAAGGAACAGCAAGATGGAAGACCTATCAACAGGAGCGACAGATCATGGCGCAACATTCAATGCGCTAACTGACCGCAAGATAAGCAGAGACACCGCCAAGAAGTATGGCGTTAAATCCACCACCATCAACGGCAACATCGACAAGCATTACTACCCTTACTACAACGGCCACGAGTTCTCATGCAACAAGGTACGCCTACAAAACAAAGACTTTGCGTGGACAAGTTCCCCAAAAGAAGTAGGTTTGTTTGGTGAGAATCTCTTCAAGGCAGGTGGTAAGTTTATAACCTTGACCGAAGGCGAGTGCGATGCGATGTCCGCTTATGAACTTATGGGTAGCAAGTGGCCTGTAGTTTCTATCAGGTCTGGTGCGGCAGGAGGTGTCGGAGATGTTAAGAAAAGTCTTGAGTACTTGGAAAGCTATGAAAATATTATCATCAATATGGACAACGACAAGCACGGTAAAGAAGCGGCACTCCTAATTGCTAAGCTTCTGACTCCGGGAAAAGCTAAGATAATGACAATGCCTGTAGACTTTAAAGACGCTAACGATATGTTACGTCAAGGCAAGCATAGCACATACGTCAGTGCTTTCTGGGATGCTAAAGTCTATACACCTTCAGGGGTTTTGAATCTCTCTGATCAGTTTGAAGCGTATCAGAAACTACGTACAGAAAAGAAAACAGCTATCCCTTATCCTTGGGGCGGCCTCAATACTAAGCTAGAAGGCATGAGAGCAGGTGAACTGATAACACTTACTGGTGGCACAGGTCTAGGTAAGTCCTCTGTTACTCGTGAGATTGAACACTGGTTGATCAACAACACGGAAGATAACGTAGGTGTCATAGCCCTTGAGGAGAACTGGGGGCGTACTGCGGAAGGCATCATGGCTGTAGAGGCTAACGCTAAGCTACACCTTGATAGTGTTAAGGCAACGTACACCGACGAGCAGATGGATGGGTTCTATAAGAAAGTCTTTATGGGTGACAACGACGGGCGTGTATGGATACACAGTCACCACGGTATCACTAACATCGACGAAATCTTTAGCAAGCTACGCTACATGATCATCGGCCTAGATTGTAAATGGATTGTGCTAGATCACTTACACATGCTAGTGCTGAGTGCGCTTGAGAACGACGAGCGTAAATCAATCGACAGTATCATGCATCGGTTACGCACTATGGTAGAGGAGACAGGGTGTGGTATGGTTCTAGTCTCTCACTTACGTAGAGTGGACGGCAACACCGGACATGAGAACGGAATTGAAACAGGACTAAATCATCTCCGTGGGTCACAAAGTATTGCTCAGTTATCAGACTGCGTGATTTCTTTAGAGCGTAATCAACAGAGTGATGATGCTATTGAAGCCTCGACCACTAAGGTCAGAGTGTTGAAGTCTCGCTACACTGGCAACACTGGTGTCGCTTGTAGTCTACTGTACGATGATTGTACTGGTAGGCTGAGAGAGCTAGACGCTTACGATGAGTCGCAGTTCAACGGAGATATTATATGAGTAGCTTAGTATTTGATATAGAAGCAGACGGCTTAGACCCCACGAAGATACACTGTATCGTGGCACAAGACGTTGATACTATGGACGTATTCACGTTCGACAACACACAGTTAGAGCAAGGTTATGGCCTACTACGATCTGCAACTAAACTGATCGGTCACAACTTGATAGGCTATGACATCCCTGCTATTAAAAAGATTTCAGGCATTGATCTGTTCGACAAGAAGATCGTTGATACACTCGTACTGTCACGCCTCTTCAAGCCAACACGCGAAGGTAACCACGGCCTTGAGGGTTGGGGCTATCGCTTGGGTTTCAGGAAGGGTGACTTTGGAAAGCAAGATGATGCGTGGGATGAGTATACGCCTGAGATGTTAGAGTACTGCAAGAACGATGTACTGCTGAACACTAAAGTGTACGAGGCTTTGAAGGTTGAGAGCCGTGGGTTCACTCCAGAGTCAGTACAGATAGAACATGCAGTAGCTAAGATCATTGATCAGCAACGCACCAATGGTTTTGTGTTGGATGTTAAGAAGGTCATGGGCTTGATGGCTATGTTTGAAACTAAGCTACATGACTTAGAGCAAGAGGTTCACGAGGAGTTCCGGCCTGTAGTTACCACACAGATACTGACACCTAAGTATACAGCGTTAGGTCACGTAGCTAAGACAGCAACAGACCAACACGGCAAGGGTACTAGGCTGACAGATGACGAGTATGAAAGACTGTCTTTAGATATAGAAGGCAAGCCCATTGCACGTAAAACTGAAACACCTTTTAACTTAGGCTCACGTAAACAAATCGGTGAGTATCTAATTCGTTTTGGTTGGAAGCCTTTGAAACATACGCCAACAGGTCAGCCGATTGTGGATGAGGGAACTTTAAATAAAGTTAGAGGGATTCCACAGGCCGCAATGATTGCTAGGTATCTTATGTTGCAGAAACGCTTGGCTCAGACTAAGAGTTGGATCAAGGAGCTTGACGATACTACAGGCAGGGTACACGGTTACGTTAATCCTAATGGCGCAGTGACATCGCGCATGACACATAGCCACCCCAACATGGCTCAGATTCCAAGTAGTTCGTCGCCATACGGCGAAGATTGCAGAGCTTGTTGGACAGTGCCGGAGGACTATAGGCTTGTAGGTATTGATGCTTCTGGTCTAGAACTTAGAATGCTTGCACACTATTTAAACGACGAGGGATACACTAATGAAATTCTCAACGGAGACATACACACCGCTAATCAAAACCTTGCAGGACTTGAATCAAGAGATCAGGCAAAGACTTTCATCTATGCCCTACTCTACGGGGCAGGAGATGCTAAGCTTGGGTCTGTGGTTGGAAGAGGTAGAGCGCACGGTAAAGGACTTAGACAACGCTTCTTTGATGGTCTACCATCATTTAAGAACCTTACGGACAGAGTACAAAGAGAAGCTAAAAGCGGATTCCTTAAAGCACTAGACGGACGTAGGCTCACAGTACGCTCTGAACACGCCGCCTTGAACACCTTGCTACAGGGTGCAGGAGCAATCGTGATGAAGAAAGCTTTAATTATCTTGAACGATAAGATAATTAAACATGGTTGGGACGCTAAGTTTGTAGCCAATGTACACGACGAATGGCAGATAGAGTGTCACCTTGATGACGCAGTAGATGTAGGCAATGCCGGAGTCCACGCTATTAGAGAGGCGGGATGTATGCTTAACTTAAACTGTCCACTGGACGGAGACTATAAAGTCGGGGAGAACTGGAGTGAAACACATTAAACCTAAAGTAGTGGAGCTTCAAAACTATGTCCATCTTAAATATAATACTTCTAGGGGCGGCCTCTTCAGGCTCCCCAGAGGAAAATCACCCATGACTGTTATACGAGTAGTACAACACAATGAAATTGTTTTGATAGAGTGTATATACTTAGTGTCAGGTCGGGTAACAGTACACACCGGAGACAAAGAAGTAGTTCCACTAAAGCTCGAAACTTTTGAGGACGATAATGAGTACAAAATAATTGACACTGAGGGATACTATAATGAAACTTACTACTAAAAACTGTAATCGTTGTGAGCAGATACTAGACGAACATACTTGGTATCCTGCTAACATTAAGAAGTCTAATTATATATGTAACACTTGCGATACAATTAAACGTAGAACCAACAGGCTAAAAAGAACAGCGCGTGATATTGGTGATGTTGCAAAGCGTAACTACAGTGGGATTAAAAAGGGCTACGTATACATTGTATCTAATCCTGCTTGGGAGGGGTGGTTTAAAGTGGGCATGGCTTTAGATGCTTACGATAGATGTGCAAGCTATCAAACCTCTTCACCCTTTAGAGATTATAAGGTAGAATACTGTAAGTTCTTTAAGAATAGAAAAGAAGCTGAAGGCATAGTTCATGGGATATTGAAGGCCAATGACACGCCACACTCAGGCGAGTGGTTCAACGAAGACTTAAAGATTATACAAAATGTAATTAAAAACATAGAAGGCGAACAGCATGAAGCTTGATACTCTAGTACCTGACATCTATAGTCACTTAGAAAAACTATCAGACGGCACACCGTTACCTCTCACAGAAGAAGAGATTGATAAGACCTTGGTGGGCATGAGAGAAGCATTAGTATCTTGGTCAACACCTAGAGAGCGTGACACTACCTTCACTGTGCGTATGTCTAACGTAGGTAAACCCTCACGGCAGTTGTGGTATGAGAAGCGTGACCCTAAAGGTCGTGGCGGTATTGATGGCGCAACACAGATCAAGTTCTTGTACGGCCACTTGCTTGAAGAGATTGTGTTGATGCTTGTACGCATGGCAGGACACAAAGTAACAGACGAGCAGAAAGAAGTTACAGTTGATGGCATCGTGGGTCACATGGACTGCAAGATAAACGGTGAAGTGGTTGATGTTAAGACTGCCTCTCGCTTTGCATTCAACAAGTTCAAGGACGGACGCTTAGCAGAAGACGATCCTTTCGGATACCTTGGTCAGCTTGCAGGTTACGAAGCCGCAGAAGGTACAGACAACGGTGGCTTCTTGGTGTTGAACAAAGAGAGCGGTGAGTTGTGCATGTACGTGCCTGATGATATGGATAAGCCTAACATCAAAGCATCTATCAGTGAGCTTTTACCTGCATTAGACCTTGACACACCGCCTGAATTATGTTATACTCCCATCCCTGATGGCAAGAAAGGTAACATGAAATTGCCCAAGGGTTGTAGTTGGTGTAAGTATAAGTACGAATGCTACAAAGATTCTAATGACGGTGAAGGTCTACGTACCTTTAGATACTCAAATGGCCTAACGCACCTGACAAATGTTGTGGTCGAACCCAAGGTAGAGGAACTTCTATTATGAATGGCAAGAAAGCTAAGCGGATTAGGAAGCACTCAGGAGTTATCATAGTTGATTGGCTACGGTCTTTACTCAGTGACGAAGAGGGCAAAGGTGTTACGGTTGATAACTACAAAAACTTTATGCCTACGCAGACGCACTACATGGCAAACAGAACTATGCATCTCAACGCTTACCACCCCAAGTGGATACGCAATAAGATACAGCGACTGATGAGAAACAATCCTAAGCGTGTACTGGAAGAGATTACTTTAGAGGACATCAAATGAGTATCGAAGAGATGATCATAGCTACAGGCAGTTTCTTATACAACTCAGGCAACTCCATTACAGATATTGATGATGAGTTTCTTTCTGACTTACGTCTAGTAATAGACGCAGAGCTAGAGCGCAGAGGGGCAACCGTCCATTGAACAAGATCAAGAAGGGCTATCGCAAAGCTAGAGTCAAGCGGCCAGTAGAAAAAGACTTGGTTAAGGGTTACGACTCCAACTGGGAATACGAGCTACACACAGGCATCTTAGACAACTGGAGTTTTCACACCGATAAAGTCCCATACACTGTTGAACACAACTACCACCCAGATTTTATACGCGAGGTTGAAGGCAAGAAGATTTTGCTTGAAGCTAAAGGTAGGTTCTGGGACTACGCAGAGTTCAGTAAATACATCTGGATTAGTAAGACACTGCCAGAAGATACGGAGCTAGTGTTTCTTTTTGCCAACCCCAGTGCGCCGATGCCACAGGCTAAGCGTAGAAAGGACGGCACTAAAAGAAGCCACGGTGAGTGGGCAAGCGCTAACGACTTCCGTTGGTTTAGTGAAGATAGTATTCCTGATAGTTGGATCAACCCAAAGAAGAGGGAGAGTTTTGACTGACTTCAACCGCAAAGACGAGAGGCGCGATAGGTTTGAAAGGAAGAAGAAGTTCAAGAAGATTAGTTCTTCTTCTAAATTAAAAGATACTAAGCGCAAAGAACCTAAACTTATTATACATACAGAGGTAGAACATGGGACTCAATGACGCAACACCCTCAGATTGGGACAGAGTACGTAGAGAACACCCTGCTATTGAGAAAGACTCCATAGACTATAAGCCATACATCGACATGGCTATGCAAGAAGCACATGCATATGAACACGAAGAAGCCATACGCAAAGCTTTACAAGACCTTGCAACTAAACAGACTGTGGCTGAAGATGTCGTCAATAGCCCAAGCCATTACAACAGCGGTGGCATAGAGTGCATACAAGCTATTGAGGCAAGCATGGAGCCTGAAGCATTCCAAGGTTACTTAAAGGGCAACACTTTGAAATACATTTGGAGGATGTCCTATAAGAAAAAAGCTTTAGAGGACTGCAAGAAAGCGCAGTGGTACTTAAATAAATTAATCAGCACACTAGAGGACAAAACATAATGGATCAGTATCAACAGTTTATACACAAGAGCCGCTACGCACGTTGGATTCCAGAGCATACTCGCAGAGAAACATGGAGCGAAACAGTCTTTCGTTATGTTTCATTCTGGAGAGATCGTGAGCAGATTACAGTAAGAGAAGGACAGAAACTATATGATGCTATCCACAACCTAGAAGTCATGCCCTCTATGCGTTGTATGATGACAGCCGGAGTAGCCCTAGATAAAGATAACGTAGCAGGGTTCAACTGTAGCTACTTGCACATTGATTCTCCGCGATCCTTTGATGAGTTGATGTATGTTCTTATGTGCGGCACAGGTGTAGGCTTTAGTGTTGAGCGTAACTTTATCAACAAGCTACCTGAGATTGCAGAGTCCTTTCACAAAACCGACAGCGTTATTGTTGTGTCCGACAGTAAGATTGGTTGGGCTTCTGCGTTTCGTGAGTTGATCGCCATGCTGTACGCAGGTAAGATACCTCAGTGGGATGTCAGTAGGGTACGAGGGTCAGGCGAACGCCTTAAAACCTTTGGTGGTCGTGCATCAGGCCCAGAGCCTTTGGTAGATTTGTTTAACTTCTGTATTGAAATCTTTCAGAAAGCTAAGGGCCGTAAGCTAACAAGCATTGAGTGTCACGATATTGTATGTAAGGTTGCAGACATTGTAGTTGTTGGCGGTGTCAGACGTTCAGCATTAATAAGCTTGTCTAATTTATCTGATCAGCGTATGGCTAAAGCTAAGTCAGGAGATTGGTGGAGAACTGAAGGTCAACGCGCACTGGCTAACAACAGCGTGGCGTACACAGAAAAGCCTGACTTTGAATCGTTCCTGTCAGAGATGCAGACCATGTATGAATCTAAAGCAGGTGAGCGTGGTATCTTTAGTCGCGTAGCGGCACAGAAGATTGCAGGTCGAAACGGACGTAGAGACGTAGAGCATGACTTTGGAACCAATCCTTGCAGTGAGATAATTCTACGCAGTAATCAATTCTGTAATCTATCTGAGGTGGTAGTACGTGCTGACGATACTTTAAAGACTCTTAAAGCTAAGGTAGAAACAGCCGCCATCATCGGCACACTGCAAGCAACACTCACTGACTTCCGGTACTTGCGGAATGTATGGAAGCGTAACACAGAAGAAGAAGCACTGTTAGGTCTAAGCATGACAGGCATTATGGATCACCCTGTTATCGGAACAGCGTCAGATAAAACCGCAGAATGGTTGGAGGAACTAAAGAATGTGGCTGTTAAAACAAACAAGAAGTGGGCTGAGAAGCTTGGCATTAATCAGTCTGTGGCTATTACATGTGTTAAGCCAAGCGGTACTGTATCTCAGCTTGTTGACAGTGCCTCTGGCATACATCCTCGTTTCTCTAAGCACTACATT